TTCAGAAGGGCCCTTTAAAGACGTTAAGTGCGGTCTTAAAACCATTAATCAACTCTACTTACAAGATAAGTTGAGCGCGGTTATTGAAGAGATTACGTTGAGTAATCTGCACTATTCTATGAAGAATAGAATTAAACATCAAGATAAAAATTATGTAATTCATAGGGATTTTATATCGGATTCCTTTGTATATCAGCAAGAGTTATTTTTTACAGTCTTGAGATCACTAATCACTCCCTTTGTCTATTTGACGAAGGTTGTAGAGAAAAGTGATCCCTTAAGACTTTTTACTTGCATTGACAAATTGTCAAAAACGATAATAAAATGGTATTACCAGGGTCTATTAATAGATAACATAAAGAAGTTATCCGTGACCTCTTTAACTGTAGTTGATTCAAGAGATATTTATAAATTATTTTTTAGTGGTCCTTTGCTTATTCAATATAAGCAAATGTATCATGATTATACACGTTTAAATAAAATCTCAATCAAAAGAGCAGGAGAAGTGTTGAATTTCTTCTACTCTATGACACAGTGTAAAGCAGGCATGTCTCGTCTTCCTAATGCGAATATATATCTTAACTTCCTAAAGACGGAAGAAGTATTAACGAGAGACCCAAAAAGATTGGATAATGACTATATTAATCAATATATGCTAGTAGCAACCGAATATATACTGCAAGTGGGAAAAAAGCAGAAGTTAAAACCAAATGTTTTAACTTCTGCGACATATGATCAGCAGTATGGTGTTAGTAAGATTAATATAGAAGCATTCCTGGCAAACTTTGAAGACGTTGCCAGAAGGGAAGAAGCTTTTAAAGAGTGTTTCAGGAAAAAAGATAAGGTCTATGTCGACACTAATGGAAATCACGAGGATATAATATATTTTGGTGAATTTCCAGTGTATGGTGGCATTATTGATAATGCAAGACCTGTATTTCTTGATGAACCTCTTAAGAATAGGAGCTTAACAATAAACTCATCCCCTTATCAGTTATATACAAGAGATCTTCAGAGTGTACTTCTACATCATTGGAAGTACTCTAGATTTTCAACTATGGAACCTGAAGTGTTAGATAGTAGGTTTACAAATGCAGTGAGCGATTATAATTTAGAATCAATTTTACATGAAGTATTTTTGTATTCTGTAGATTACAGTCGTGCTACTGATGAATTAAACCCTAATGCTACGTACATAGTTTTGAATCATATTTTAGAACTACTTAAAATTCCTATGAAAGAATTTTATCGCTCGTCAGTTGGTCCCCGTTGGATTGATGTTGAAAAGTTTCTCATGATATCAAATTTTCCTTCAAAAGATTTGCAGGATAATATCAGATTGAGAGATTCTTTTTGGCAGACCAATGGACAAATGATGGGTAATAACTTGTCCTTCCCTATACTTTGTATTATAAATTTAGCCTCTTGGCTTTATGGGAAGTTTCATGGTGAAATAAGTCGTTCTATTAATCTAGATGTGCCTTTGGCACAACTCAGGAATAACCTTACGGTCATTTCTGATCGTCTCATGACTCTTTTGGAGGAAGATACTAGTCCCGCCTTAATCAATGGCGATGACATGATATCAGTCTTCGATGAAGAGAATAGAGATGATCATGGGGTTTTCTGTGAGTATGTTGGTTTAATTCTTAATCGACAGAAAACGATTGGTGCGAAGAACGAGAGAGATGAAGAATTCCCTTATAGGAATCAAATATATAATATTAACTCTCGTATGTTCTTCAAAAAAGCTGATCGTGTGTATGAAATCGGTTACTTAAACCAACGACTCTTATATAAATGGAATGTTAAAACAGCTTTAAAAAACGAAGAAAAACAAGCGTATAAAGATGAGGAAGACGTCTTCGTTTCGTGTAATGCCTTTGTGACTCAATCTAATAGAATTTTAGACAGGCAAGAAGAGTTCCAAAACTTCTATATAAATATTCATGCTTCAGAAATGAGGCAGATAGTTGATGAACCTCTTTGGTTCATTAATCAGAAGTATGGAGGTGGAGGTCTAGATTGTTTCAGCTTGGACTTTGATGACGAATATTTCCCGGAATACAAGTATATTCCGCTGGTAGATATGACTGTCCAATTTCCCGTTGAAACGTCTAGGCTTAACTCTTATTGTAAGGCCAAAATGCTAAGACATTTGATTTCCAAAGTGTCTCCTAAGGAGGAGATGCTTATATTCCAAGGTCCACAGGACGGATATAATGGTTACTATAAGGAATTCTTCCAGATGAGTAATCCTGGTGCAACC